GTGGCATTGTCGTAGTTGACTGCTCAGGCTCAATGTCCTTCGGAGTAGAGGACCTTGACCGAATAATGGCAGCAACAGCAGGCGCCACCGTCTTGTGCTACTCGTCAGGGCGAGAGTCAGAAGGTGAAGCAAACATCTGGCTAGTTGCCAAAGGAGGCAGGCGCACAAGCGTGCTACCTGACTTCCCCGGCAACAATGGCGTAGATGGCCCAGCACTTGAGTACGGATTGTCTCTACGCAGGCACAATGAGCCTGTCGTATGGATTTCAGACACCCAAGTCACAGGCGCAGGCGACATCTGCTCAAACCTGCTGCGTGATTGGTGCTTGGACTTCTGCCACAAGCACGGTATCCACATCACACGCAACTCCCACACGGCAGCAAGCCTGCTACGCAAACTACAACTAGGGCAGAAGCCAACACCAACCAACTACAAACTCATCAGAGAGAGGTAATCGCAATGGAACAACCAGACAAAGACCTAATGGCTGAGGTCGAGGGCATCATCAACAATGCTGCCAGCGACATCAAGGAGAACAAGCGCACAGAGATGCTTGGCGTATTGGACACAATCGCCACTTCCTCAGAGCAACAGTTCACCTACGACGAGGAACCCTACGGGCTAATCCTCATACAGCAAATCAACTTGGACCAAGTAGATGAGTCAATCGCTCATAGACCCAAGCACGCAGAAGGCAAAGACATCAAGCGACTAAAAGAGGAGGGCTACGGCGCAGGCGCCGTGACCACCCCCTACCAGACCAAGACGCTTGACGACTTGCGTGAAGTGCTTGACTCACCAGCCAATCAGATGCTCACAGACATCACAATGGGCAAGAAAGATTGGGCTTCAGTGACAAGACACAAGACCAACGGCGCCACCGTGTACCTAATGGTGGCAGGAGGTTGCGTGACAACTTGGACCAAGACCCCTTCAGGAGAAGTAATCACAAGCCACCACGACACAAGAGACGAGGACCTAGACACAATCCTCAAGAGCGTCTGTGGCGAGTGTAAGCAACTCCTACGCAGCCAATGGTCATTCACCTCCCACATACAAGTACTGCGCAACAACTACCCCAAGTCATACGCAGAACTCGCAAGGGAGATGGAAATCAAGTTGGAGGAAATGGGTGATGAGGAGTGAACCAAGTGCTTGGGTTATTGGCACTCTTATTGTCCTTGGCGACAGGGCAGCAACCACGCAAGGCGCAGGACTGTACCTGCGTGCTGCTGTCGGCTTAGCCTTGGTAATAGCGTTCATCTACGCTAAGAACAGCGCCAAGTGACAATGTGGGGGCTACGGGTAGGCAGCAATAATGTGCTCAACCTCCTTACAATCCTGCCCGTAGCCTTCGCAATCTCTCGCAACTTGTGGCAATCGCTACCGAAGTCGCTCGCCAATACGCACATACGCGAGGCTGCTGCGAACAAGCGTTCGTTTGACGGCTTCGGGTCGGCTGGCGTAGGCTGGTCGCGTCGGCAACCGCCGACACTACAAGTCCACAAGGAGGACTGACTATGAATAGCAATGACCAGAAGGCACTACAAGAGGTGGAGGCTGCCCACAAGCGGCTTCTGCGTGGTACTTGGACTTCACCTGATACGACTCCTAAGAAGGAGACTTGGTATGTGAAGTGCCATAGCAATCAGGTGGCAGGTACGCCAGAGGCAGGGCGCATTGTGTATGTGACCAAGAGCCGTGGCTCGTATCAGTATGCCGAACTGCTTGAGCAGAAGGGCGAAGGCGTCACTAAGGAGGGCTTGCCCTTCACTATGTGGACTGCCAAAGTCCTGAATTAGTAGCAGGTTGAGAGGGGAGGGCGCAAGCCCTCCCCTTCTCTTGCGCTACCGAAGCCGCGCGCCAATACGCACCTGAGCGTACTCGTTGGGGGTCGGGTCGAAGCCCCGATTTGACTCGCACCCCGAGGGGCGATTAGGTTGGGTTTCGTCGAGGGGAAAGCCCCCGAGACAAAGGGTCAAGGAGGCCCTACGCAATGAGCACAAAGAAGCAAGACACCCTCAACCAACTGAAGCAAGCGATTGCCAAGTTTCCTCGAGGCAAGTGGTACTCGCCAGATACCACTGCCAAGAAAGAAAACTGGTTCGTATCAGTTGCCAAGGGTCAAGCAGTGGGAATGCCCGAACTCGGTGATTTGGTGTGGGTCACCAAGTCTCAAAAGGCTTTCCAAGTTGTCGAACTCACCAAGGTCGAGGGTGAGCACACCGACAAAGAGGGCTTGTCTCGAGTGTTCTACTCGGGCAAGATAATCGCTGACCTATAACCCCCAAGCGAGAGAGAGCCCCTCGAGCCGCAAGGCTCGGGGGGTTCTTTTTTTTTGCCCAATCACCGGCCATTGGCGACTAGGGGTCTGCCGCTACCGTAGGGGGGTGGGGGGTCAATATACCCGTTCTCTCTATAGAGCCATTTCGTAGCCGTAGCCTAAGGTTCAGATTGATTTTTTGGCTACTGCTTCTGCTGGTTGCCGCGCTGGTTGTAAACGTTTTTAGCCCCCCCAAGTTCTGTTTTACGCCTGAACCCGTCTGTCTCGATACCGAAAGAAGGCGACAACCATCGGTCCCCTTTTCAGGCCACTCATCCCGTGCGGTCTGGCGATGCTGCCCCAGCAGTTTGTGTGCTGGGAGGAATCTAACCGTTTAGGGTCCGTATTCGTCTGGTTGTGGTGGTCACCCTAGCATCCGTGTCAAGTATCCGCAACCTTCGTGCTATTGTTTTTTTGTGGCTCCACGTAAACAGAATCCTCTGGATGACATCGGCAGCACTGTCGGTGGCTGGTTGGGTGGTGCGGCCAAGTCGCTGAATACGTTCCTTACTGGTGATAGGAATCCGACTTTGAATCCGCAGACCCGGCAGGGTATTCGTGCTTTGCAGGAAGTTGGTGATGTTGCTTCTAGTGGGGCTGTGTCTGCGATGCAGCAGGGGCCGGATGCTGTTGTTCGTTATGCGAATACCCAGTTGGCTATTGCTGCTGCTTCTGGTGTGGTTGGTGCTGTTGGTCCGGCTGCTGTTTCTAAAGCGGCTAAGACTAAGGCTGGGCAGGCGGTTATTCGTAAGGCTGGGGATATCGCTTTTGAGGCACGAATGCTCAAGCCGATAACGACACGTAAGTCGATTCAGGCTCAGCGTCCTTTGCTGCAAAAGTACCTTGAGGCTCGCGGTCAGATAGGTGAACTTGAGGACCAGATTTATTTCGCCCAAAAGGGTCAACGTGGGCCGGATTACGACTACATGGATTTGTACGAAAGTGCAAACCCGGTGGCCAGGGAAACCCGGGAGACAATCGCGGGCATCAACGATGTTGCGCTTTCACGTGGACGCAAAAACAAGATGCTGATGGACGCCGCCCAAAGCGCCTATCGGGGCATTGATGAAGATTGGAACCAGGAAGAGATTCGTTTTGCCAAGCGGTTTTTCCGCGAAAAGGGCAAGGCATCAAGGGGAGTAGTTGAGGCAAAGCGCGCCATTTTGAACCGCCTGCCACCGGCTGAGCGCGCCGAATACATCCAGAAACAAGAGGTGCTGCGCAGGATAAGATTGCAGCGCCTTCTCGATATTTCGAATGCCCGCCGCAACATGCCAGAAAATTACATCGACCCAGAGGATTTTCTCAAGTAAGTGCCTAAGGGGAAAAGGGTTGTAAGCCCAGAAGACCGGGCTATTTTCTTTCAGTCCATCCAGTCGGGGATGAACATGAAGGAGGCTTCGCGTCTTGCCGGTATTTCGTATACGACGGCCCGCAACTGGGTTGCTACTGCCAAGAAGACGAAATTGGAGTTGGATGAAGCAAAACTGCAAGCCGGTCGCGGTACTGGCGGCAACAGTGTTTCGCGCGACCTCAACTCGATGCGCGACTTGCCGCCCGTCATTCCGCACGGAAGATTGAACAAACGCGCAGAACGAGGATTGGTCGACTTCGATTATTTCCGCCGCGTATACCTGGGTCGTGTTCCTTCGCCGTGGCAGGTTGATGCCGCATACAAAATCGTTGAACGCCTGGAAGATAGGGACAAGCGGTTCCTTGTTTTGAACTGCCCGCCTGGTGCTGGGAAATCAACCCTGTTTCACGATGTCGCGGTTTGGGCGATAGTGCGCAATCGCGCCGTGCGTGTCATGATTGGTTCAATCTCACAAACGCTGGCAAAGATGTACAGCCGCCGTATTCGCGACACTCTTGAGCGAACCGCACCGCTTCGCCCCGACCCGGAGTTGGTGAAACGCGGATTGGCTCTCGACGCCGAATCCTGTCTTGCCCTTGACTACGGAAGATTCAAGCCGAACAATGCTGGCGCGCTGTGGCGCGCAGAAGAGTTCATCGTCGAACAATATGCCGGTGGCGGACTCGACAACAAAGAACCGACCGTGTCCGCTTACGGTATCGAGTCCGAGTTCATCGGTCACCGCGCCGACTTGTGTTTGTTCGACGACGTGGCCTCACCAGAAAATGCCAAGGAGTCGGTTGCCAGGGACAAGTTGATTGAACGTTGGGACTCGATGGCTGAAGCCCGCGTGGACCCGGGTGGACTGCTTGCCGTCATCGGACAGCGTCTGGGCTCCCTTGATTTATACGCAC